TTAAAAATAGATTTAGATATAGCAAAAGAATGTAAATGCTATAAAGAACAGGATGAATAATATATGGATAACAATTCAGCGTTAGTTTTAATTACAACAGTAATTTGTATAACTATAATGATTAATAAGTTTATAAAGGCGTGGGGAAATAGAAAAATGTAATATGGAGGGAATAGCTATGATAGCAGATAAAGTTCTCCGAAGAATGGAACTAGAAAATAGAAAAATAGTTCTTATAACAGCATCAGAAATAATACAAAATGAATTAACTATAAAAACTAATAGAGGTATATATGTAGTAAACAAAAGCTATATATACCCTATATGGAATGATATAAATAAAGAAATAAGAGAAATAAATACAAAATTAGACGAATTAACAGGGTTAAACAATGAAAGATTAAAATTATTAAATAAGGCGGGGGAATAGATATGGAATGTATAAATAAAGAATATGGATATAGCAAAGAAAAGAAATGCTTAAATGATAGTTGCATGGGAAATAATAAAAAAGGTATTTGCATAGATAAAGGATGGGAAAACATAAAAAATTGTGAAGGCAGAATAATACAAATAAACTATGAAGAAAAATTACAAACTCAGCCATTACAAAAGAAGATTATGGAATATTAAAAGCACAGCTAGAGAATGAACTAGGCAGAAATAGAATATTAAAGGAGAAGCTAGAAGAACATGAAAAAAACAAAATAATAGTATGTGACGAAAATTTTAAGGTCGCAAATGAGAATATAGAACTTAAAAAACAAAATATAAAATTATTAAAGCAAAATGAAGAGGATGAAACTAGAATAATTATAATGAAAAGAGTAATAAAAGACTTAAATGAATTAGTATAGATGGAGGCTAAAGGGATGGATAAGTTTAAAGTATGGTGTATAAACAACAATGAATGGGAAAAGGACATTTGTGTATTGACTCAAGACGGTCATTTGCTTCATAGAATTAGAAATATGTGGGTTCCGCTAAGAAAAGATACTCACGAAGTAGTCAAACCAACAGGAATAAAAGACATAAATAAAAAAGAAAGCTACTTAGGGGATATATTAAAAGAACCTAAACCAACATACGGATATGAAGAAAGCAAAGACCATAAAAAAGCGTTTTATATAATAAAAAAAGAAAATGATAGCAACAATATGTACTTAGAATATAAATTTAACACACGTGGACTGTGGGAAAAAAATAAATTGCCACTATGCAGAATAGAAAAATTAGAAATAGTTGGGGATATCTATAACAATGCTGATTTAATTAAGAAAGAGGTGTAAGGGATGAATAGAAAATCGAAACTAAAGAAACAAATAAAAAAAGATAGAAAAATAAATTATCTAATTTATATAGACATGATTAAAAAGGAAGAAGAGTGGTGGAAAGAATAAAATATAACTTACAATATATTCTACAACATAATAAATATACTAAAACTATTTACTTTAATAACTATTATGGTTTATAATGTAAGTATAGCAAACAAGCTATGAATTAAGTTACCCCTTAATTTTATTAAATGTGAGTACAACGCATAAGGCGGGCGCATATTTTTAAAAGGACATAACCAGTAAAATAAATTAATAGGCACAATATTAAATATTAAACTGGTAAATATATAACTACTTACAAAAAGCATTACTACCATACTGGCGGTAGTGCTTTTTCAAATTGAAAGGGTGGGATAAGGGTGAATAGTACACTAACAAGAATATCACAATACAAAGAATTGAAAGCAGATATAGGTAATATAAGAATATTAGTCCAAGAGTTAGAGGATGAAATATTAGGTACAAGTGGACAAGGAACAGAAGAAAGAACAGGAAAGACTAATAAGTTTTCATCGGTAGTAGAGCAACAAGCAGAAAAGTTAATGGAGAGAAAAGAACAACTATATAAAGATAATAGGATAAAAGAAAGAGAAATACAAAGGATAGACAACGCAATGACAATACTTACTGATGATGAAAGAGAAATAATCAATTTAATTTATATAGAGAACAAAAGATATTGTACAGCAGAAGAAAAAACAAAACTAACATATGCACGTATAAAGCAAATAGAAAAAGAAGCAACTAACAAAATGAAAAAGTACATATCTTAGCAAATTAGATAAATAATAGGAAAAGTATAGAAAAACTATAGGTATATTATAGGACAACCCATAAATCATATGATATAATAATAGATGTAGAGAAAAGGCGTTCATTAATTTGGATGCCTTTTTATTATGCTAGTAGATAGGACTTAATAAGCGAGTAATAAATTGGCAAGAGTATTTTAATCCATCTACTAGTAATAAAAAAGAAAGGAGATAATATGTAGATGCAAAGTAATTATACAAGTTTAAACTGTAAATCATGCAATAGAGAAATAATATTATTAACTAATGAAATGGAAGAAGCAAAAAAACATGGTAGTTACTTAGCGTGTACATATTGCTCGTCTAAGCGCCTTGACAAAACTAAAGAGACATATGATTTAAAAGAGTGTTTCAAGAATAGTGAGAAGGTGAAGTAAATGAAGTTAACACCTAAACAAAAGGCTTTTTGCGATGAATATATAATAAGTCTTAATGCTACACAATCAGCTATTAAGGCTGGATATAGTAAGAAGACAGCTAAAGAGATAGGGTTTGAAAACTTAACGAAACCTAACATTAAAGAATACATTGAATCTAGGCTATCTCAAAAGGACGTTGATAGGGTAGCAAACCAAGATGAAGTACTTGAACTATTAAGCAGCATAGCAAGGGGAATAGAGCAAGAAGAAGAAGTGGGATTCACTTATGATGGTAGGGCAATAAAGATAAATAAAAAGGCATCTATAAAAGATAGAATAAAGGCCCTTGAATTATTAGGTAAAAGGTATGTACTATTCACGGATAAGATACAGGCGGATATAAGTCAAGTTGTATCATTTGTAGGCGAGGAAGATCTTGAAGATTAACATATCTAAAGTAGTTGGAAAAGGTTATAAAACATACTGGAATTTCAAGGGCAGATATAAGGTTGTAAAAGGTGGGCGGGGTAGTAAGAAATCAACTACTACTGCATTATGGATAATCTATAATATGATGAAATATCCACTAGCAAATACTTTAGTAGTCAGAAAAGCTTTTTCTACTCAAAAAGATTCTACCTATGCACAGTTAAGATGGGCGGTGCAACAACTTAAGGTAGAACACTTATGGCGATTCGTTGTAACACCTTTAGAGGTTAGATATTTACCTACAGGACAAAAGATATTATTTAGGGGACTTGATGATCCTATGAGTGTAACATCAATTACAGTTCAAAAAGGACACTTATGTTGGTGTTGGTTTGAAGAAGCATTTCAAGTAATGAACGAAGATGATTTTAATAAAATAGATATGTCTATAAGAGGTGAATTACCTCCAGGATATTTTAAGCAAATAACATTAACATTCAATCCATGGAGCGAAAAGATTTGGATTAAAAAGCGTTTCTTTGATGTTGTAGATGAAGATATACTTGCGCTTACTACCAGTTATAAGTGCAATGAGTTCTTAGGAGACGACGACAGAAAGATATTTGATAAGATGAGAATAAACAATCCTCGAAGATATTCGATTGAAGGACAAGGTAACTGGGGCATATCGGAAGGTCTTGTATATGATAACTGGAAAGAAAAAGAATTTAATTTTGCTGAAATAAATAAAAGACCTAATGTTAAATCTATATTCGGTATGGATTTTGGTTATACCAATGATCCTACAGCATTTATATGTGGATTAGTGGATCAAGAAGCCAAAGAGATTTATATATTCGATGAACATTATAAGAAAGCAATGGTTAATAATGATATAGCAGATATGATTAAGTATAAAGGCTATTCAAAAGAGATGATAGTTGCAGATAGCGCAGAGCCTAAGAGTATTGAAGAAATACGAAGATTAGGTATAAGCAGAATAAAAGCAGCAGAGAAGGGCAAAGACAGTATATTAAATGGTATCCAGTTCATACAACAATACAAGATATACGTTCACCCTAAATGTGAAAATACAATAATAGAATTATCTAATTATGTATGGAATACTAAAGATGGGAATATATTAAACAAGCCTATTGATGATTATAATCATTTGATGGATGCTTTTAGATATGCGATGGAATCTTTAAAGAAATCTACAATAAGAGTAGGGTTTTTATAGTTATTGCGTTAAATCAAAATTTAGCGCAATTATTAAAGGCAATTGATAAAAATAACAATGGCTTGTTTAAAGGGGTTAGTGACATAGTGCCACCCTTGTAATACAATTATTTTATAAAAACATGATTCTAATTGAGAATAAGAGGTGTAAAAATGGATATTAAGAACAAAATATATTCAGAAGAAGAAACTGGAAAAATCAAAGAAGATTTTAAAAATATGCACTTAAATGTGAAGTGTAGTTTTGAACCTTATATAAAACCACCATTAGGAATAAGACCAAGATGGGCATGTTTGGAAGAAAGAATAACAGAAATTCAAAACGCAATCAATAGATATATTGAAGCTAGAAAACCTATTCCCAAAGAATGGGTTGAAGACCTTTCAGAATCTATAATTAAATTAAATAGTGAATATACAGATAAGAGGTGATTAAATGTTATTAAGCAAAACAATAACTGATATGCTAAATGCACAAATAAACCATGAACAAACTAATGACTTTAAGTATAAAAATGTTCAAGCTTATTTTGAAGATAGAAATCTAAATGGATTTGCTAAGTATTTCAAGGATCAAGCAGAAGGAGAACACACACACAGGGAAAAGATAATTGAATATATGTCAGATAAAAATGCAAAGATAAATATTTCAATTGATGCTTTTACCTCTACAGAATTTCAAGATGTTCCTACAATATTAGATTTTTACTATAATACAGAAATAGGAACAACTCAAAAGCTTTACGCAATAGTTAAACAAGCAAAGGCAGAAGGCGACGAAGGAACGGTTCAATGGCTATATAGTTTCTTAATATCAGAACAAGTTGAAGAAGAAAAGAGCGCGCTAGATTTAAAGGCTGAAATATTAGATGGTTGGGGAGAAAATGAACAACTTAACGGAATACATTTAAGGAATATTGATAGAAGACTATTAGATTAAATGGTCTTCTATTTTATTTTAAGGGGGAATATATAAATGGAATTATCAACGATTCAAAAAAGAGAAAAATTAAATAAAGTTATTGTGAAGGATGAAAAAGGAAACGGAGGTGCATATCATCATTATGAAGTCGTATCAAATAAAGATAATGAAGTATTAGGAAATATTCATTTTCAAAACGGAGCAAGAAATGAATGCGATTCCTTTGATGGACTAGCAAATGAAGATTTACTTGAAATAGTAAGACATAGATTGATATGTTTCCAAAGTGGTGCATATTCAAGCAGAGAGAATGCGGTTGCATTAACTCATATAGAAGAAGCTTTGATGTGGTTAAATAGAAGAGTTGAAGATAGGATTGAAAGAAATGTATTAGGCACAAATAACAAATAATTAAATGTCTGCATTGAAAGGTGGTGAGAAAGATAGGAATATTCAGTAAAGCTAAAAAAGCAGTACAAAAAATGTATAGTGGATATTATCAACAACAGTTATTAATTCCACCTAACCTAAATACCGCTGACTATCTTAGGTCGTACGGTGAAATAGGTTGGTTATTTGCTTGCGTATCTAAAATAGCACAGAATGTAAGTGAACCGGAATGGAGCGCATACAAAGGTGATAAAGAGTTTAATGGAAGTAAGGCTTTAGAGGTACTCAACAAACCTAATGCTTATATGTCACACTTTGAACTTATGGAATTGACAGATATGTACATGTCTTTAACTGGTAAAGCTTTTTGGTATGTAGCTAAAGATAAGGTGGGAAGACCTAGAGAGATTTGGCCTATTAGTCCTATGGATATATGGGTTGTACCGGATATAGATAACTTTATTAAAGGTTACATATATAAAGCCGGAGCACAACAAATACCACTAGATGCTAGTGAGGTTATATTCTTTAAAATGCCTAATCCTTACAACCCATATGATGGAGTTGGACCGGCACAAGGGGCAAGATATAGTTTGGAAACAGACAAATATTCTGCCGAATCTAATAGAAACTTTTTCTTTAATGGTTGTAAATTAAGTGGAATATTAAACATTGAACAAAACATGGACGATATAGCTTATGACAGACTTAAAGCAGAATTTGAAGATAGACATAGAGGAATGGATAACTTTAATAAAATGGGATTTATAGAAGGTGGAAAAGCAAACTTTCTTAATTTATCATTAAGTCAAAAAGATATGGACTTCTTTAATTTGAGAAATATGTCTAGAGATGAAATATTAGGCACGTTCGGAGTTCACAAAAGTATTTTAGGGTTGACAGATGATGTAAGCAGAGCTAATGCAGAAACCGCAGAATATGTGTTCCAAAAGCATGTGGTTAAACCGAGATTAAAGAGAATACAAGATAAGCTTAACAGTGAATTCGTAAAGATGTTTAATGAGGATATTATATTAAAGTTTACCGATCCAGTACCGGAGAATAAAGAGTTTATAGTTGCTACAGTAAATACATTAGTTAATAAATCAATTACTATAAATGAAAGCAGAAAGATATTAGACAAGCTATTAGATGAGGTAAGCTTAGAACCTATAGAGGGCGGAGATGTAATATATCAAGCTATGGCGTTAGTCCCATTAGGAACACTACCACAACTTATAACCCCTACAGAACCAACAAAAGAAGAACCTCAAGTAGATAATGCTAAAAAAAAAATAGATAAATCATTTTATAACGATTTAGATAAAGAAGCATATTGGAAATCATTTGTACAAAAGACAGATAAGTTTGAAAAAGATATGAAGCCAGTATGGGAAAAGATATTCGATAGTCAAAAAGATAAAATAATATCTAAGTTAAAAACTAAGAAATCAATCAAGGCAATGAATATTGATGATATATTAAAGTTTTTACAGAGTGACGAAGAATATAGCGAAATGGCAGATACAATAATCCCTATGCTTAAAAAGATTGTAGCAGATAAAGGAAGTCAAGTGATAGATGAATTGAACGTAAGTACATCATTTAACTTACATGATCCAAAGGTTACTGCATGGTTAGAAAAGTATTGCGGAGATCAAATAAAGTATATTAACTCTACTACAAAAGATTTAATTAAAAATCAATTGGTAGAAGGTCAAGGACTAGGCGAAAGTATACCAAAACTAATGAATAGAATAAATGATTATTGCGAAGGTATGAAAATATCTAGGATTGAAAGTATAGCAAGGACCGAAGTAATAGGAGCAAGCAATAACGCAACCCTCTTAAGCTATATACAAAGTGGAGTTGTTAAAGGCAAACAATGGCTTACTGCATTAGATGGTAGAGAAAGAGAATGGCATGCCGAAGCTGATGGACAGAAAGTCGATGTAGATGAAAACTTTACAGTAGATGGTGAGGAATTAGATTGTCCGGGCGGTATGGGCGGAAGTGCTGAAAATGTAATAAATTGCAGATGCACAATGATTCCTATAGTAAATTAAGGAGGTTGTTAAATGAGTAAGGATATGAGTATTAAATTAAATATTGATGCTACAGACTTTAAAAGAGAATTAAACGAACTAGAAGCACAACTTGATAGAGTATTAAAAAAGAAAGAGAAACTTTGCAATACTAATTTGGAAGCAGATACTACAAGTCCTACATTTCCTAATGGTGATTCTATAGGGAAAATAGCCGAGGCACTTGCAGAAAAAATGAAGACAATACCACGATTAGGTCTTAGATAAATCTAAGGCTTATTTTTATGCCTTAAAGGGGGTGAAAGATTGAATAATAAAAGGCAATTAGATTTTACAATTAAAGCAGTAGACAAGCAAAATAGAACAATAGAAATGATTGGATCAACAGAAAACGCTGATAGAGTTGGCGATAGAATGTTTATGAGTGGGGTTCAGCTACAAAATTACTTGAAAAATCCAGTGGTTTTGGCCAATCATAATTATGGATCGGATGAAAAACCAACAGTTATAGGTAAAGCGTTAGAGGTCAGAGTTCAAGACAACCAATTATTATTTAAAATTCAGTTCGCTGAAACGGACAACGCAATGGATTGGTTTTATTTATATGCAAATGGCTATATGAATGCTAGTTCAATAGGATTTACACCTATAGAATATACCGCAAATGATTTTGGCGGATATGACTTTACACAATGGGAACTATTAGAACTTAGTTTAGTAGCGGTACCCTGTAATCAAAACGCTATACAGAGAGCATATAAAGAAGGACATATAAAGTCATTATATGAAAACATAAAAAAGGAGGAATTAGAATTGAACGAAAAAGAAATTCAAGCTTTAATCGATGCAACAGTTAACCCACTTCAAGAAAAAATCAAAACACTTGAAGAAGGGAGCGAAGCAAAAGAACTAATCATAAAAACATTAGAGGACAAGTTAAAAGAACTAGGAGAAAAGGAAGTGGTAGAACCCGAAGTTAAAACAGGGGCATCTATTAGCGGAGCAAACAAAACAAAACTTAAAAGCATACATGCTGACTTATGTAATTGCATGAAAGCATTAGGTGAATTTGTTGGCGGTGAACCGGATGGAGATGAAGGAAAATCATTAGAAGAACCAACAGAAACAGAGTTGCAAGAAGTTGCTAAAATGGCAGCAGATGCAGTAGCAAGTATAATTAAAAATATTAAATAATGAAAGCGAGGATTAATTAAATGAATAAAGAATTACAAGAAAAGATGGTAGCAGAAGCAATCGAAAAGCAATTAGCAACTTTAGGATTAACAGAGGTTGTAAGAAAATTAAAGTTTGAAGATAAGAAACCAGGGGATATGAGTAAAGAAGAGAAGACAATGAAATTCTTCAAAGCTCAAATAGATGGAGATATGTCTATTGTTAAAGCCTTAAGTGGTGGAACATCTGATAGTGGACAAACTTTATTGCCTATTGAATTTCAAAATGATGTAATAGACAGAGTTGTTAAAGATATCTATGCTTTAAGATCATATTGCACACAAATTCCAGTAACTTATAGAAGTGGATTCTTTCCAGTAGGAGCAAGCGGAGTTGTAATGTCATGGGATGGAGAAAATACACCAATGACAGAAACTACACCAACATTCGGACAATTAAACTATGGAGTTAACAGACTTGATGGTTTAACAGCAATGTCAAGAGAACTTTTGAATGATACACCGGTTAATTTATACAACTACTTAGCCATGCAATATGCTAAAGCCTTTACTAAGGCAGAAAATGCAGCAATTATAAATGGTAGTGGAACAAATCAACCTCTAGGAATTAGAATTGACACAGGAGTTATTGTTAAGCAAATAGCTGACACTACAACAGGAATTTTAAAAGCTGACGATATCATTGGCTTGCCATTTGCATTAGACATTAATTACAGACAAGGTTGTGTATTTATCTTAGATAGTACAGTAATGGCTGAAATCAGACTATTAAAAGATAACTACGGAAGATACTTATTCGAAAAAGGTGATCCAACTCAAGGGGTTCCGGATACATTAGCGGGATATAAAGTATTAGAATTTACCAATGTTATTCCTTCAAACTTAACAGTAGGAAGTTTAACAAATACTACAGAAATTATATTTGGTAACTTAGAAAATTACTACTTCTTTGATAAGCACGAAATGGGATCAGAAGTAACTACACAATCAGATACAGCATTCAAAAATCATCAAGCGATTATGAAGATGTGGGAGAGAATAGACGGCAAAGCAGCTATTCCAAGTTCATTCGTAAGACTTAAGGGTATTAAATAATAAATAGGCTAGTTCATTCTAGCCTTTCTCTTTAGGAGGATATATGAAAATCAAGATAATTAAGTTTGCACCATCAGATTTAGTTGATACAATGATACATTTGGAAGTTGGAAAAATTTTAAACGTAGAAGAAGAATTAGCAATGAAGCTAATCAAAAATGGATATGCAATTTTAGAAATATAAGGAGGACATGAAATGAAAAATATAAAATTTATAATCAATTATGCACCACATGCAGCAGAAGAGGTAGCAAGCTTTGAGGATATTTTAGCAGATAGATATATTCAATGTGGGATAGCTAGGGAATATGTAGCCGGTGAAGAAGTAATAGATGTTGAATTTACAGAAGAAACAGCAGAAGGAAAGAAAACTAAAAAAGTAGGTGAATAGTTATGGCACTTACAACCTTAGAAAAATGTAAAAGTTACTTAAGAATAACAGATACAACAGAAGATGAATTTTTATCTATGCTTGTATTGAGTGTCCAAGGCACAATTGAAAATTATTGTAATAGGAACTTTAGCGTACAAAGTTATGTTAGAGAACAACACATAATAATGCACAAAGTTTTCCCTAATAACTACCCCATTAAATCTATTGAAAAAATACTTAGAATAGGTCCGGATATATTTAATCTAGCATATTTACCGGATGATTCAATAACAGCCTACAGAATATTTCCCGCTTATGTAGAAATGCTTGATATGAAATTTATTACAATGGGTAATAAAATAAGGTGGGCTAATAAGGAAGATAGTTATTGCGAGATAGATTATACCGCCGGATATGAAGATAGCGAAATTCCTACAGATTTAAGTCTAGCAGCTACTAAGTTAGTAGCCTTAGAATATAAGGAAAGCAGAGAAAATAGATTAGGCGTAGAGATGGAACGTGAAGGCGATGCGCAATTTACTTATTCTAAAAAGGATTCAGCAATGCCACTAAGCATTCAATCGGTATTGGATCGTTATAGTAAAGTGAGGGTTTAAAATGCGACATGATGATATATGTATAATAACTAGAACAACAGTAGAAAAGAATACTACAACTCATGTTGCTTCGAATGTAACTCATACTTTTACAGAAACGCCAATAAATTGTAGATTAGGCGCTTCGAGCGGTTCTTTAGTGCAAGGACAACCACAAGGCACATTCACAAAGCAATTAAAGTTTTATATACCCAACATACTAGCTAATATTAAGAGTGGTGATATAGCCACATTAAATGGAACAACCAAGTATATAGTGGGTAATATATATACACCTAATAGGCACCATCTAGAAGTAAACGTGACTTACAAAGAGGAAGTGTAATCTATGGATGATAGCTTTACTATTGAAGGTTTAGATGATATGCAAAAAGTTTTAGCGGGTGTAGCTAATAGGTTTCCGGAGGAAAAAGCAAAACAACTTTTAAAATTGGGGTTTATGCTTGAAGCGGAATTAAAACCATTAATCCCAGTAGATACCGGAAGATTAAGAAGTTCCTTTAATACTCAAACAATAGATTCTGATAGTGCGGAGTGTGGAACAGATGTTGAATATGCACAATCCATAAACGATGGACATATACAACATTCTAGATTCTTACCGGCGGAATATTTAAAAGGTTGCAAAGGCGCGGGCGTGATGCTAAAGGAAAAATTTATTCCGGGTAAACATTTTATGGAAAATGGGTTTCAAGCTTTACAGCCGAAAGCACAAGCAGAACTTGAAAACTGGATACAAAATATGCTAGATAAAATAGGAACAGATAATAATAATATATTTAATACATTTAGTGGAAAGTAGGTGATAATAATGTTAAGTGAAAAAGAAATATTTTGCCTATCTAAATATATTCAAGAGTGTGCGGGTATATCGTTATCATGTGAAACTTGCAGATACGTTAAAGATTGTCACAAGAATGGATTTATACAATTAGAAACTTTAATAAAATTAGAAAAACAAACTGATTTATTACTAAGAAAACCAAAGGGTAATATTACTATTACTTTCAATGCAAATGTAATCAATAAAGGAATTGATAATATAGTTGGTAATATTTGTGGATCAATGGCAAAAGTTTCTATGCAAAAGGCAGTTGATGATAATTGATATCAGAAATATTAACAGCTATTAGCACATTAATAGCACAAAATAACGATGCAACTATACATTATAATAATTTGGGGGAGGGTTTTGAAAGGCCTTCTTTTTTTATATCTCAAATTAACGCAACAACAGAAGATTTGAATAGGGAAGTTATAAATAATAATATCTTTATTCAAATAGTTTATTTTGCGCCTTTTATTGATGATTATAAAAATGTTGATGGATTAAATCAATATGCAATGTATGACACGTTAAAGACTATCTTTAAAAAAGGTTATTTTTATGTAGGTGATAGAGCAACAAAGATAACTCAATTAACTGGTGGACCACGTGATGCAGAAATATATTTAACCCTTAATTGTACTATAACAGAATTAAAACAAGATTATGTCGAACCAGTACAAGTTGCTGCAAATGTACAAGTCAATTTAAAAGGAGGAATAGCATAAATGAGTGGATTACCTAATATTCAAATAATATTCAAGCAAGCGGGAATTACAGCAATTGCAAGAGGTTCAAGGGGTATAGTTGCTTTAATTCTAAAAGATGCAACTAACAATGGATTAATAGTAATGAATAGCGTGACAGATATACCAACAAATCTAAGCACATACAACCAAGATCAATTAACAAAGGCATGGCTAGGTGGGGTTAATATCCCTATAAAAGTTATAGCTTATGTTGAACCTCTAGCAGCTACAGATTATGTTGCAGCAATGGGGGTATTAGAAGTTACTAAATGGAATTACTTAGCGGTACCGGGAATAACAAGCGGTGATGCAACAGTAATATCTACATGGATTAAAGGTTTAAGAGATACAAAGGGGATAAAAGTAAAAGCAATATTACCAAATACAATAGCAGATCATGAAGGAATAATAAATTTTGCAACTGATAATATAGTAGTCGGAACTACTACTTACGATGTAGCTGATTATTGTTCTAGAATAGCGGGGTTATTAGCGGGAACACCTCTTACAATGAGTGCAACATATCAAGTATTAAGCGAAGTTACTGATGTTCCACATCTTTCGATTTCTGATTTTAATACTGCAATAAGTGCGGGTAAATTTGTACTAATGAACGATGGAGTTAAAGTTAAGGTAGCAAGAGCGGTAAATTCATTAACTACAACTACAACAGATAAAGGAACAGATTATCAAAAGATAAAGTTAGTTGATGTCATGGACCAAATAAATGACGATATCAAAACAACTATTGCTGATAGTTACACAGGCAAAGTTCCTAATGATTATAATAATAAATGTATTTTAATTACTGCATTATTAGGTTACTTAGAAGGATTGGAACCTCCTAATACTAGTATATTGGAAAAAGGTTCAACTATGGGAATCGACTCTAATGCACAAGGATTATATTTAAGATCAATTGGCATAGATACAACAACAATGACAGCTCAAGAAATAAAGCAAGCAAACACAGCAGATAAAGTTTTATTAACTGGTAAAGCAACAATCTTAGATGCAATGGAAGATTTTACTATTAATTTAGGAATATAGGGAGGGATAAATAATTATGAATGCTGAAAATATAATCAATGGTACGTGGGCGCAATTATGGATTGATGGTGATAAGGTTTCAGAAGCTTTTGGATTACAAGCAAAAGTAACAGTACAAAAAACAGCGGTAAATATATGTGGTAAGCTTGCGGAAGACACTAAGACTACAGGCATACAATGTAAAGGTACTTTAAAACTTCACAAAGTAAGTTCAAGAATGATATTAAAGATAAGCGATAATATAAAACAAGGCAAGCAAACAGTTTGTACTTTAATAAGTGCACTAGAGGACCCCGATGCTTACGGAGCAGAAAGGCTTGTTATTAAAGATGCCAAATTCGATGAATTAACATTAACAGATTGGGAAGCTAAAAAGAATGGTGAAGAATCTATTCCATTTACTTTCACAGATTGGAATTACCTAGATACAATTACACCGCAATAATATAGGAAGCCTTTGTGCTTCCTTTTTAAATTTGAAAATAAATTAAATGGAGGAATATATAATGAATTTAGTAGAGAAATTATTAAAATTAGATGCGGGCAAACTAAAAATATCAAACAAAGAGGTTAAAGTTGATAAGTTAAGTGAAGCGCTTGGAGAAGATGCAATGTTTACTTGTAAACCTATCACTTTAGATGAATACAATGATATTCAAAAGAACTCAATCACAATTGGGAAAAAGGGTGCAGTAGATTTAGACATGGGTAAAATGAACTTGGAAATGGTTTTAAAAGGAGTTCCGGAAATAAAGAATAAAGATTTATTGGCACATTTTAAAGCGGTAACACCGGAAGAATTATTGAAAAATCCTTTATTATTTACACCGGGAGATATTACAAAACTTGCAAATGCAGTAAGTGAACTAAGTGGAATAAGTGAAGTAGAAAAGGCAGATGCAGAGATAAAAAACTCTTAGAAACTGATGGAGAAGTCCAAGCTATGTATTTTGCTTGGAAATTACACAATATACCACCATCAGTTTATTATAATTATGGATGTGGAGAAAAGGCAATACTTAGTACTTTTTTAACTAAAGAAATTGAGGAAATAAATAAAAGTAGAGAATAATTATAAAAAGTAGTATATTTTTCTTTAAAAGGTGTATAATGTAATAAAGTAGATATCTTTTAAGGGAGGATATGGGTTATGAAGGATAAGACAAGAAAACAAATAGCACACGAATCAATTGGAGTAGGTATACTTTCACAAGTGAGCAGAAATCAAAAGATTAATGACATAGGCGGAGTTGTTGGAGTAGCGGGATTAATAATATTGATAGGTGAATTAATCAAGCTACCACTTAAAGCTATTTATTATAGTTTTGTTTATATATTAAAAATGTTTTGGTTGATAACTAAATATAGTTTTATATATGGCTTAGTTATTACTAAATATTCATATAAAAAAGTTAAATGGTTATTTGTTAAATATAAAGAAAGAAAACAATTAAAAATATAGATAATTCAAGGATTACTGAAAAGTAGTTCTTTTTTTATGTTCAAAAAAGAGGTGAAAATATAAATGGCTATGCAATTAAGCGCAATAATGAACCTCACAGGAAATTTTGCAGCACAAATTCAAAAAAATGTTGATTCTATGAAAGGGATTAAAGATCAAGCAGATCAAGCAGCAAAGTCAATTAAAACAGCCTTTTCGGAATCTAATATAGGACAAGGATTAACAAAGGGATTAGCACAAACTAAGGATGCTTTTGGAGCAGCCGGAATTGCAAGTATAGGTTTTTTGAAAGCCTGTACAGATAGTGCGGGGAAAGCACAAAAGACAAATGCAGATTTAGCACAAACTATAAAATCTACTGGCGGAGCGGCGGGGATGACAGCGGATGAAGTAAGTAAAATGGATATAGAAATTAGCAAAACCAATTTAGCAAGTGCCGGAATGATTAAAGAAGGAGATAATATGCTACTTACCTTTACTAATATAGGTAAGGAAGTTATTCCTATGGCGACACAATCTATGGTTGATCTTGCTCAAAAAATGGGTGGTGCTCCAAAGGATTCTGCGATTCAACTTGGTAAAGCCTTGAACGATCCAACAACAGGACTTACAGCACTTACAAGAGTTGGAGTTACTTTTACAGAACAACAGAAAAATCAAATTAAAGCAATGCAATCAGCCGGAGACATGGCGGGTGCTCAAAAAGTTATTTTAAGCGAATTAAACAAAGAATTTGGAGGACAATCAGCAGCAGCATTAAATACTTATGATGGTCAAATGACAAAGCTTATACAAACAGTGGGCGGGATCAAATCAGCTATAGGCACTACTTTTCTTCCCTATCTTCAACAAGTAGCTGAAAAGCTTAATAGTGGAGCACAAGCTGTATCAAAGTTTGTAACAGAACATAAACAATTAATAGCGGTAGTGTTGGGATTAACAGCGGTGTTTGGTACGTTAATAGGTGGAGTTGGATTA